GCTAGAACATCATCTAGCAATTCATCATCAGATAGTGTATCATCACACATCGCACCTCCTATTGGTTTACTTCTTGGATAAGTCTATCAACATACCACTTACATTTTCTGAGGTCTTCAATCGGCTTACCCTTGTAGTCATATCGCCACAGATACTTCAACGCATTACCTTTCAGGTAGCCTCTGAACTCATTCTCAGGCATCGAAGCTTTGATAGCTTCAATGGCTTCGACAGCCCCCTTGTTGTAGTGATCAGGCTTCGTCACTGGATCAGGGTCTTTCCTAATCGACAGACTGTTAAGTTTTTTCATAGCGTCCCACTGATCTGGACTCGCATTATCTATGGACATGTATAATCTCCTTCACGTATTGAATGAAGTATATAGAATACCTCAACTGGAGTCAAATTTAAACCCTCTAAACCTTTAGCAATTGCTGTATAATCAGGATAAGGATTATTAAATATGTGCATCCAAACTAGATCATCCACTGTTACTTTCTTGTTGTCAAGTGTTTCCATCATGTTTCCCTATATCATGTTTACATATTCATCATTGATGATTGTCTGAACGTGAATGTATCCTTCAGGCCAGTATGTATAAGACTCTTTTAAAGCTTTCGCTGCCCTGTGTACTGATGCTTCAAAGTTCTCAAACAACCCTAGTTCGTCCTTGCAGTACCAAAAGGGTATACGCAGGACTGGCTCTGCTGGTCCGTTGTATTCATAGTACACGATTATCTCCGCGTCGTTATGAATAGAGCCGTCGTTACCAAACATCTTTGTGTGGTCGTTCTCTGGTTGTTTCATGATTCACTCTCCGGTAGCTCATCGCTTGCTAAGAATAGGATCTTATCTAACATGTGTTTTGTCATGACCACATTACCCTTATCGTCTAGCGTGTATTCGAAATCCTTACGAATAACAAAGGGTATGCCACCCCAAGGATCTCGCTTCATGATGTCATTGGTCACAGTCCTTGCCTGCGTGTAGCCTTGACAGTAAACAGAATAGTCTCCGCCTGTGACCTCATAGATTGATACTTCATTTATCAACATTGCCTGTACTCCTCACACAAAAAGGTTTAGATGTTAGTTGATCTACACAATACCTTTGTCCGTATGACGTTGGTCTTGTGCATTCAGTTACTACTATTGGTATGTTCTTGTACTCCAAGCAGTCTCCCTCACGTTCTGAGGTCACACAGCCAGCCCCCAATAGCACAGCTAAACCAATTAGAATACTGCTATTGGTCTTCATGTATTTCTCCTTTAGATCATGATGTAGTTAACGAAAGCCAACGCAAACGCTGGCGAAGCTAAGATTGCAAGTATCAAATAAGCCTGTAGCATTTTCATTTTATTACTCCTCTGGGTAAGATTCTTCGAAGGCATAGTTGTCTATCATGTAGTCAACTATCTCGTTCTTCTGTTCTTCTGTCAAAAGATCTATGATCTCTGTGATGTTCAGAAGTTTTGCTGAGTTTAGGTAGATCCGCTTTTCAATTTTGTCGTATTCATAACCGACAGTTATATCTACAACTAACTCGTGTTCTAGTAACTCGTATTCATACTGTAGTGTCATTGCATTCGTCTCCTGAAAATTGTGTAAGGATACTCCTATCGTCGGTTGCTTCGTTCTGATAGTCGCCTGAAGCAAGCTTATTGTACGCCTCTGCGTCTGCCGCGTCAAGGATTGCGTCTTCGTCTTCGTCTACTGCTGCCAACACATCAACAATAACGTCCACGTTCATGGTCACAAGGACTCGATGGACACAAGTATCTACCTCTTTCTTCGTGTCCTTACAGCAGTCCTCGAGATTGTCGAGGGCTACTAAAACTGAATCAAACTTCAAGTCCTCGAAGTCCTCGATCAATTTCTTGTAGGTCTCAACAGTGTCAGCCAAGTTTCTCAAGGCCTTGCGCTTGTCTTCTTCCTGATAGTAATTCATTGATATGTCCTCAAAATAAATCCGTAAACGCTCCATTGCGTCGTGGTGGTTCGTAGTCTTCTGCAGCTTCTAAGAACTCTCTTAGCTTGCCAGACTTTTTGAGCTTCCACAAGGCGCTGTTCTCGATCTGTTGGACTGTAGCCCTACTAACCCCTAGCTCTCGTGCAATCTCTTTGTGTGTCATGTGATACTTGATATACTTCAAAGAATATCCTCCGTAATTACCTTTTGAATTTTGTATTCGAGGCCGTTGTCTAAACTTTTTAGCCTGTAAAGCATTGCTTTTGCCTCCCCAAGATCTGTGAATTGAATGATGTTCTCCCAAAAGGGACCGCCTTTATCTCGTGTATGTATCTCATACTGTATGTCGATGCCTATCATTAGATATACCTGTGTGTTGGTTTAAGTTCTTCCAGTAGAATATCAATGCCCATATTTTTTATAAGCTTGATAGCCCTTGGCGTGAATGTCTTTGTGCCTGCTAACTCTGCAAGCATTTGTGCGTGTTCGCATACGGGATAGATTTTGTCCTCGCCATACACGCTTTTCTGTTTTACTACGATACCTTTAATCATCTTCGTGTCGCTCCTCGTGGCTTGTCTTCTTTCACTTGCGTCATGCAAACAAATAATAAGTAAGGGACTATCAATAACAGACAGTCCCACCAAGGTTGCCATGCCTCAAACATGTTTAGATCTCCTCGTCTTCAAATCTAGACTTGCGATTGTGATTGAACCTTTCGTTAAAGTCCTCATCATCTATCGTCAGCCATGCTACGACGATCACACCTGCGAATACAGCAAATAATATATAACCTAACTCCATAACTAAACGTCTCCTTTCTCTATCTCACGCCTTTCTGCTTGTAGCTCATCGTAACAATGATGGCACACGCTGTCGTCGTATGCTTCGTCATACATGACGGAATCCTCCCGCCAATATCTACCGTCACACAATGGACAGTCAAACGGGTAGGGCATCATTCCTCTACCCCTTCATACACCCACGTCGTGCCTCTTACAGTGAACGCACGGTCCTTTGCATCGTCTACGTCACAATCACAAATCACTGCTGTGGTTCCGCCTATTTCGTAAACTCCCCATGATGGCTCTGTTACATGATCGTTTAAGCGTTCAGCCCGTATCAACTGGTGCGCGTTGTAATGCTTTGCTGTTTCCTGATCCTGATACAAAATCATTCTTCTTCACCTCCCGATAACCTGTCGTCTAGTGCATTCTCGACCGCGTCTGTGCCGTATCTCTTCACCATGTAGTGAAGGAATGAATGGCTCTCCACGTCTGTGTTTCCTACCTTTACGAAATGGACTCCCCACGCATTAGCTGGTGACTCCAGTCCCTCGATATACATCTCTAAATCTCTTTGTAAACTCATGCTACCCTCGCAATAATATTCCGTTGATTCTTTTCCATTGTCTTACCGTGTCCGATATAGCATACAACTGAAACGCTTTTGTCCCAACACGCTCGACACGTTCCGCATTTGCCTGATCTCGTGTAGGCCTCACAGACTGCCGCACCTTCTGGCACACTGTCAAGTGTTGATATCGTTGACGTGTTCGCGCCTTCGATGGTCTCGCCCGTGATACTGTCAGAAGATCGACGGATGACCACGTTGGGAAACATCTCCATATTGTCGATCACTTCCCGAAACTTTGGAAACTTGTGCATGCGTGTCGGTAGCCAATGCTTAACCCAAGGCGTCAGCGACATAACCTCAAGGATCTTTCGAGCCAATCGGATGTCATACATATCACCGCTGTCGAACCATCGAAAGTATCGATCGTTATCTAGCTCTGCGACCATGTCTGATACCCACTCGTCACGCTTCCAGTCTTCTCGATTGTGCTCGCGTGGCGCTTTGACATTCTTGAATCGATAGTTACCGCCTACCGCATAACATCCCGAACAAGCTGCGACTAATGATCCGTCACTGTTTCTTGAGGCTGGGCAAGTGTCGAGCGCTTGAAGTGACCAAGATCGGCAAGGCATCTTGCTGGCTTTTGAAAGTTTTAACATGGCTTTTGTCCTATGCTGTTACGTTAGAATAAAAATCTGATTTTTTGTTTACATACCACAAAGCGGTTTCCGCATTTGGGAATCGATACATGTCTAACACTGGCGACACATGAAACCCACTATCGTGATACTCGTAAAGCTTACCCTTGTCCAGCACTAGCTTAACTCTTGCTGTGTGTCCATTGTATCCGTCTGGTCTGTCTGCGTAGCATACAATCATGATTAGCATCCCATCAAAGGTTGAAAAGAAATAAGGATTGATAACGCGCCTACTGCTATGACGTTAAATCCTAGAATGAATGTATTGATGATTAATAATTTGATCATTGGTTCACCTCGTTAGCCTGCTTAACTATTGCTGTCGTTAATGTTCGCACGTCTTCGGTCAACATTTCAACACGTCGAAAAAGCTCTCTGGTTAAATTCTCCTGCGTGTCTAGTCTGTTTTTTAACTTCCCGATCTCTGCTTTCATTTGTCCGTCTGTCATTGTTTAGCCCTCTAGCTTGATATATCCCGTTACTTGTCTTTTTCCTGCAGTGCTCGCAGTCCAGTCGATTATTTCACTGTCTACGACTGTCGCCACATGACCACACATTGATATTAGATAAACGCCCTTTGGGTTTGAGCGTATAAACTGATTTATAGTTTGTACTTTGTACCCAGAGAATCTGGCCGCTCTCGCGCTGAATTGTGGGTAACCATGCCACGAAACTGTTCGCCCTTTCATC